CGAAGCAGTCCCAGTGAGGTTGGTCACCGTGCCGCTGCTTGGGGTTCCCAAAGCGCCGTTAAAGGTGACTGGCGCACCAGCAGAACCGATGGCAATTGCCAGCGCGGTAGCCACGCCCGTGCCCAGACCAGTGATGGAGCCAACCGCTGGGGTCACCGTGGTATCCCCGGCCAGCGTCAACTGGCCCTGCGCATTGACCGTAAAGGTTCCGGTCTGTGTGGCCGAGCCATATGCAGCGGCGGTGACCGCCGTGTTGGTAATGCTGAACTGACTTCCGGTCAGCGTCAGGCCCGTGCCTGCGGTGTAGGTTCCCGCGCCAGAGAATTGAATCCAAGTGACCGGGCTTGTTCCGACAACGGTGACTGGGTTGGTCTGCACCCATCCGGTGTTGGCGTACAGGGTTCCGTTGGTTACAAACGTGAAGTCGCCGCTTGCCATCTCGGTTGCGGTGTCAAAGTCCGTTGCGCGGGTCAACACCGTGCCGCCAGTGGCCCATGTGTAGATGCCGTTGTTGGCAGTGGTGGCCTCGTTCTTCACAAGCACACGGTCACCATTGAGCAGCGTGTAGCCATCCAGCGTGGTTAGGGCCACCGACAGGGTCAGGGTTGCCCCAACGCCTGCTGTGCCGTTGTTGTAGGTCACCGTGCCGCCAGTAATTGAAGCAAGCGTTCCCGTGGTTGCCGCAGCGCAAGACGCATGGATATGCAGCCCTTCGGCCACCGCGTCCACATATTGCTTGGTAGCCAGTTGCAAGGCAGAGGTCGGGTCTTGAGTGACGGCCACCGAAGTTAAGCCGCCCAGCGTAAGACTGCTTGAGCCAAGGCTGATCGCCGTGGTCCCAACCGTCAGGGAACTGTTGGTCAGACTGGCATTGGCGATGTTGGTCAGGGTGTTGCTCGAGCCGCTGATAGTCTTATTGGTCAGCGTTTGCGTACCAGTCAAGGTCGCCACGGTGGAATCGATGGCAATCGTCACGACGCTAGAGCCATTGAAGCTGGTTCCGCTCAAGCCCGTGCCGATGGTCAGCGCATTGGTGGTTGACGCCGTGATAGTCCCGGACGCCCCGAGCGCCACGGCTACGCCGTTGTAGGTCACCGAACTGTTCGTCAACGACGCGTTGGCAATGTTGGACAGTGTGTTGGACGCACCACTGATAGTCTTGTTCGTCAGCGTCTGCGTGTCCGTTAGGGTCACCACGGTGCTGTCAATGGAGATCGTGCCTGTCGAAGTGATTGGGCCACCCGTCAAGCCGGTGCCTGTGGCGATAGACGTTACGCCCGAGCCAGATGCGAGGCTGGTCCACGCACCGTTGATGTAGCCCTCAAACAGCGCAATGGTGCTGTTGTAGCGGAACATCCCGTTGATTGGCCCCAAACTGCGCTGGGCAGTGGTTCCCACGGGGACGACAACGCTGCCAGTGCCCGGTATTACGGGGTTTGACGCCAAGCTGACAACGGGGGTCGTTGACGCCGTTGCTACTGTGATTTGATCGTTTGTACCGGATACCAAGGTCACGGTTCCGTCACCAGTGCCCGCTGTGACCCACGCGCCGCCTTGATAGCCTTCGAACCGTGATGTCGAGGTGTTGTACCGAAACATCCCGTTGACTGCGGACGCGGGACGATTCCCGGTAGTTCCAATGGGCAGAGTCAGGCTCGCGGTCCCGCCAAGGATGGGGTTATCCGCCAAAGCGATCAGAGGCGCACCGCTTATGCCGCTTCCGTTGGTGACCGTAACTTGATCGGTTGTGCCTAAAATCGTCACGGCGCTGATCGCACCTGCGGACGAGATGGTCATCATTCCGTTCGCACTGAGATTAGCCAAATTTAGAACTTGCCCGGTAAGCGAGATTGTTGGATTGCCCGAAACGCCGCTTCCATTGGTGATGGACAGACCAGCGTTAGAAATAGCGATAGAACGAGCCGCAAGGTCCGTTGCAGTCGTCTTCACTTGGAAGCCAGTGCCGGAGTTTACCAACGACAGCAAAGCGCCTGTGGTGCTGATATTTAGCACCCCTTGGGAACCACCATCGGTAATGACCAGCCCATTGGTCACGCCGATATAGCGGCTGTTGGCCAACTGCGGGGTCTGGGTGACCGTCAGGTAGGTGTAGGTCTGCGTAGGGGACCCAGCGATCGCACCAGTGGTAGTCTGGACCGTGACCCCATTTTGGACCACAGGCACAAGCTCCGATCCGGTGATCGCGCCAGCCGTGGGTAATTGACCAATAGTTACTTGTGCCGACATTATGTGCTCGTGTTATCTGGTGGATTGGGAGCTATCGTATCCTTGTTACCCGTGAGCGTCGGCGTCTGCGTGTTTTGCTCAGTCGAGATTTGGTACTCGTTCGTGCCACCAGCGATCAAGTAGTTATCACCAGCATCGATATTCGCATCAGGCCGGGGAAATCGGATTGTGATCCGCTCCGTCTTGCGTGCTGGTAAGCGATAGGGGTCCAGTTGGTCCGCGCACCCTTGGTTGCACACTCGCAGACCAGGAAAATTCGGATCATTCCTCATCACCGCGTGCGGGCGCTTCATCTTGCACCGGTCGCATATCGCGATAGCGATGTCCGATAAGCCGCGTGTGTCAAGAAATATGGGCATATCAGTTAGTGTACACTGAGATGTTCGGGGCGAAGTAGATCGGCGACTTGTCGCGCTCTTCTTGCTCGGCAAGAGTGAGGTACTTGTCCGCTTGAACCTCTAAGTACTGCACACGGTCGAGCGGCACATTGGGGAGTTCCAGCGACATACGATGCGAAAGCATCATGAGCACCGCCTCGTACCAGCGCTGGGGTATTTCCAACTCGCCGTACAGGTCACCCACGTCCATGATCTGCCGCGAGTACCACACCGTCATCTGGTAGAACGCGTTCTGCGGAGTAGGCCAAAGCCAGATCTGCGATTGAGGAACGGTACGGTTGAACCAGAACTGGAACGGCTGATTAGCTGTGAAATTCTTGTTCGGCAGGTTCGTGTAGTCGTCGCGATTCAGCCGCGACATGGTGATCTCGGTCGAATTGTTCCCGAAGTATAGCTCGCGGAGGCTTAACGTGGTCCCGTTGTACGCCCGGATGCGGTAGTAGGGTACGGTCTGACCATTGTCGATATCGGTCCACACCCATTCGTTGTCGACGACGGGGATCGTTCCGAGGTCCACGAGAGTACTCCAGCTACTACCATCGCTTGAATATTCCAAGATGATCGACCAAGTACCGGAGGAGGCCGGGAGGAACCCTATCGAGCCGATGTATATCGGGTTCGAAGGTCCAAAATTAACCGAGATGTTACCATTAGTGGACGTCTGAGTGCAGATCGTATCCACGTCGCCGTCGTAGACGTTCGCTATCGTGCCGCCAGCGGACGACGTGTACGCCCCATTCGGGCGCGACATCCAGCGATAGAGTGCATTGAGCACGTCGTTACCACCCAGCGGGAGGTCGTAAATGTAGCGATCGGGGCTGAACCCATAGACCTTCTTGTCAATCGCCCAATACTGAATGCCGATGTTGATAAGATTCGAGAGGAGAAAGAAAAGCGACTGACGAGCGGAAAGCACCTGCTCCGAAGTCAGCTCTTCCGCTAGCTTGCCGCAGCGCCGAGCGCCATGATCAATCAGCGTTTGAACTGTGATTACGGTAGTCCCAGTGGTTCCGGAATATGCCATAGATTACCAATTCGGGGATGCTTTGTTCTTTGAAGAGGTGTTCGCCTTGCACTCTTTCATGCTCACAGAACCGCCTTTGGCATACCCCTGCTTTGCTTTCGCAAGCCGGAAATCGAACTCATTCTGAGCGGCGTACGGGTTATCGTAATTTGCAAAGTCTTCGTCATCAACTCCGTTTGAACTCCGTCGATGCAATAGCTGATATTTTCTATCCGCATTGTTTAGGCCTAACGATAAGCTATCATACCTATCAGATGCTCTACCATTCTTTTCCAAGGTGCTATGTAAATCCGCCGCACTCATGAAATCCCCTTCTCTTTCGCCGAGAGAAGGACCATCGCCACCGATGCCACGTCGAGCCATAGCCGCACCAGTTCCAGCGAGACCGCTGCCGGTTCCGGCGAAGCTCATACCGGCGCGGGCAGCCCCACTGTCGGCTTTTCTGAGTTTATCTCTTTCTGCCATTACTGCTCCTAGGTGCCGGTTGACTACCGATTTTACCACACGCTCGTACGACGCACTACCATCCGGGGCAGTTCCATCGCTGCATTGAAGCCCTTGCGCGACTACCCTTTTCGCTGGCCTTCGCTGCCGGTTCCATTCGAGCACAGAATGAATCGCGCCGGGAACCGCCTTGCGGTTGTGGGGCTTTCAAGTTCGACCCGGTCTCCCGGTTGTACTTGGCTCGGCCCTTGGCCGTTAGTCCTGCCCCTTCTTTGGCAGGAAGCTTTTCACCACGCCCGATAGCCAAGCTCGGACCGCCTTTAGCGAATTTTTTACCTTTGTCAGCATTTGCGAACTCCTTACCTACTTTTTGTGGAACGCCGCCGAACCCGCCCTTGGTGTGGGCAGCAGCCATCATCAGTCGGTGTTGAGCGGCTGATTTGCTTGGCATTACGACACCGGATTAACGTAAGACTTCTGCATTTCCAACACCACGGTGTAGGTGTCGCCAGCGGCCCCATCCAGGGTAGTGAAAGAGATACCGCCGGTTTTGCCTGCGCCAGCGTTGTTGGTTAGACCACCAATTTTGGTGTAGTCTTGCGTGTACTGACTGTTCTGCGGAACGGTTTCGATCACCACTGGTGCAGTGGCGACCCAGTTCATCTGCACTTCCAGCCCGTGCGTGAGCGCCGTGACTTTCAGAATCGTTACCCCGTTGCAAGCGCCGCCCGCAGCGGAAGCTCCAAGAGTGGAAGGGTTGACCTTGACTACGTTCGTTTCATTCTCGGTCGCACCCATTGTCGCGTAAAATTTCATGATCGCGATGCGCTCGCCATCAAATATGGTCTGGGAAGTAGCCGTAATAGCCATAAGAATCTCCAAGGGAGCGGGGGCCGAAGCCCCCACTGGTTAGCACACTTCGCCGCCGCGCTTGTAAGTTCCGGCGAGTCGCGTGATCTCTACTGGGCCGGGTTTGGGCTTACTGCCCTGTGGCATCTGTACGGGAGCGCCAGAATCAACTTTTCCCCCCGTAGCAAAAGGCTTTTTTGCGGCACCACCCTTCTTGAAGCCGCCTTGGCCGTTGACTACGCCGCCAGTAGCGTACCCGCCTTGGCCGTCAACGACACCGCCAGTGGCGTAACCACCTTGACCATTCACTACGCCGCCAGTCGCCTTCTTCATCGGCTTGCCGCCCTTTTTGAGCTCCAGCTTGGTGCCTTTGCCGCCTTTGTGCTCTTGCGCGTCATGCTGCTTGAATGCCTTCTTGACCATGGCCTTATCCTGCGCCATGTCTGCGTCCCCACCCTCTTTCATGGGCATGCGACCCATAGGAGGAGCGGGGCGACGGCCAGCCATACGCTTCGCGGCAAGTGCGCGAGCAGCGCCGGGGTTGCCCATAGGGATGTTGAGCATCGGAGACGAACGAGACAATGCGCCCATCATGCCGCCGTCGGCCTTCTTAACAGGCTTTTTGTCGCCCATCTTTGGCACGCCCTCTTTAATCATGCGCTCAAAAGAAGCTGATCCGCCTTTTTTGAGATGCAGAGTCACTGAAGGCTCAGTGGTCTCCATTTTCACCATCGGTTTAAATTGTCCCATGTCGTTCTCCTTTAGGCTTGAGTGACGCCGAGAGCACCAACGCGAGTAGCGGTGGGGCCAACGGCAATACCGGGCAGGGCGATGGTCATCACGGTGCGGCAGATACCGTCCGATGCCGTAGCGGGAGTGTAAGTTCCGCGAACGTCGCCGGTGGTCGCAGTCGCAGTGTTTTGATCTGCAGCAACGAATGTACCAGCGTCTTGCGCCAGTGTGTCATTGCTTTTCACGCTGGTGATGTAGCCTGCATTAAACACGCGAACTGGAATGCCCAATTTATCACTCGTGCCGATCAAGACGGCGGTAGCGGAACCAGCAATGGTCGCGCCGGAGACTGAGAAAAAGGCTTTCTTACCAGTGACGGCAGTACCGGCAACAGCCACCGTGATCGTCTCGGTCATCAACTGGCCGTAATAATCATAACCAGTGATGGTGAAAGCACGGGCAGTGGTGGAGCAGTTCACTTTAACGGCGCGGGGGCAGTCCAACTGGATCACAGACACGCCACTCGCGGTGGTAATAGCTTTCGAGGAAGTACCAGCGGTCAGTGTTACAGCACCGGCAGCGGCGGCAGTCTGCGACGCGGCGATATTGTTAGTCACTGCGGCTTGGGGCATGATATCCCAGATGTAAACGCGACCCAATGGTCCAACACCCAAGTCCATAGGGGAGGGGTCGTCCAAGCCGATGTTGCCATGGGCGTACATCGTGGTGCTCGAAGCGGTCACGGACTGGTTGATGGTGTAAGTACCAGTGCCGCCGGTCCCGGTTCCGTAGCCGGTGATGTAGGTTCCGTCGGTTACGCTAGAACCGTCAACGTACATACCCACCACAATCGGAGCGCCTTGCAACAGCGCGGTTACAGTCAAAGTCGTGGTCGCCATCGAACCCGTGAAGGTGGTGGTATAGGGGCGAAGGCCGAGACCCATGTAGGTCTGTGCCGGACCTAAGAATAGGTCATCTGAGAATTGAGGCATGGTCTGCTCCTTGAAAAGTTTGACCGATGTTAATAAAGGTCGGAGGTGATTAGCGGCTCACCCCCGAAAGCCAGTTCCCGTTACAGTCCGGGAGTACCGTACACAGCGCGAGGATCGGTCCATCCGGGGATGTAACGCTCGGTCGCCTTGTAGCGCATGGAGTCAGTCTCGAAGTCACCTTCCATGGTCTTCTCCAGCTTACGGCGCATCATGAGCTTC